TTATTGTCCTTAAGAACAACCAAGGCACAGAAGAAACCCGAGTCCGTCATATGGATTATGGGGTTGTGCTTAGTGCCTTCTTCTGGAGACGATTTAAAAACAAAGAAGACATAACATTCTTTGATCCTAATGAAGTGCCGGACTTGTACGAAGCGTTCTACAGTAATACGGCACTGTTCGAAGAACTTTATGTCAAGTATGAAAAGCAGAAGGGTCTACGTAAAAAGACTATATCTGCTGAAGAAGTTTTCAAGGGTGGTATACTGAAAGAGCGCACAGACACAGGTCGAATCTATTTGGTGTTCGTTGACAACGTAATGAATCAAGGACCCTTTGATCCTGAATATCATACGATATATCAGAGTAACCTGTGCTGTGAGATCCTATTACCCACACGTCCATTCAAACGATTAGACGACGATAGTGGCCGCATAGCGTTATGTACACTGGGATCTATCAACTGGGGATCGTTCCGGAACCCGGAGGATATGCGTAGAGCCTGCAGGATTCTACAGCGTAGCCTGTGTAACATTCTTGACTACCAAGACTTCTTGTCAATACAAAGTAAATTAAGTAATGACGAGATACAACCGTTAGGCATTGGTATTACCAATTTAGCCTACTGGCATGCCAAGCGTGGACTCAAGTATGGCGACAAGGATGCACTGGCTGAAGTTAAAAGTTGGATGGAGCACCAGGCTTATTATCTAACAGAAGCCACAGTAGAGTTGGCCAAAGAACGAGGTGCTTGTACTGAGAGTCACAAAACACGATACGGCCAAGGTGTGTTCCCCTGGGAACTACGTGCTAAAGGAGTTAATGAATTAGCAGATTTTACTCCTGAACTTGATTGGGAAACACTACGCACAAATATGAAACAGTACGGAGTAAGAAATGCAACTCTCATGGCGGTTGCACCTGTAGAAAGTTCCAGTGTGGTTATTAACTCAACCAACGGAATCGAAATGCCCATGAGTTTGATCAGTACCAAGGAATCAAAGGCAGGATCATTTACTCAAGTTGTTCCCGAATATTCTAAACTAAAAAACAAATATCAAATGATGTGGGAACAAAAAGACTGTATTGGTTATCTAAAGACAGCCGCAGTTCTTGCTGCCTATGTTGATCAAAGTATCAGTACTAATACTTTTTATAATCCTGCACACTTTGCAGACCGTAAAGTGCCCACTACATTGATTGCCAAGAACTTGATGCAGGCACACATGTGGGGATTGAAAACATTCTACTACAGTTTAATTAACAAGGCAGGTAGCAAGGCCATGGCCGAAGATACTCCTACTGTGTTAGAGTCTATCGACTTCGACGACGAGGCCGACTGTGAGTCGTGTAAACTATAATGTTAGAAACAATTTGTGAAGTATTAGAAGATGCGTATGAACGTAATTGGATTACTAGCCGTGATGGTAATGTAAGCATTCGTCACCACGACCGAGATCATTTTTATATTACACCGTCAGGTGTGCGTAAACAGACTCTGCAACCTGATCAGTTTAAGAAGATTCGTATTGTTGGTAGTATGTTATTTCAAGAGTTAGAGTACACTGACATCAGTGCTAATCTTAAACCTTCGGGCGAACTACCCTTGCACCTTGGACTACAGAGAAAAATGGGTCAACACAGTAATGATGTTCGTGTAGTTGTACATGTGCATCCAACATACTGCATTGCAGCCATGCACGCCGGCATTGACCTAAGTACTATTAGTTCAGCGTTTCCTGAGTTGAATCGTTACACAAAGGTAGCCCCTAATGTGGGTGATGTACCTCCAATTAGTCAAGAACTTGCAGACCGTTGCCATGAGAATTTACAATTAGACGATCAGGGAAATATTGCCTATGACATTGTAGGCATTAAAGGCCACGGAGTAGTAGCCATCGATACATCACCGTGGCGTGCTTACGAACACATTGAACGATTAGAACACATTTGTAAAATAGTGCTCGCATCAGGAAAATATTAATGAGTAAATTACGTCAAAAACAAAAACTTGCCGAACATAAAAAAATGATTGCTGAAGCAAATTCTAGACACGATTCTCAGTTTGGTATCAATCCCACAATCATTAAGTATGCCAAGCACACAAAAGGTCGTAGCGACATTTCACAAAAGAGATAATATGAGTAAACAACAATACAATTTAAACACTAAGACGGACTACTTAGGTCGTAAGATGTTTCTTGATCCTGCTGGACCTGTAACTATACAACGATTTGAAGAAGTCAAATACAAAAAGATTGCAGACTTTGATGCTACGGCTCGTGGTTTCTTTTGGCAACCTGAAGAAATCAGCCTAAGTAAAGACGCCAATGACTTTAAAGATGCAAGCGATGCAGTTAAACATATCTTTACCAGCAACTTACTACGTCAAACAGCACTAGACAGTTTGCAAGGCCGTGGGCCAACACAGGTATTCACCCCTGTATGTTCATTGCCAGAAGTTGAAGCACTAATGTACAACTGGGGCTTCTTTGAAACTAACATTCACAGTAAATCATACAGTCATATCATTCGCAACATCTACAACGTGCCCAAGGAAGTATTCAATACTATTCATGACACTAAAGAAATTGTAGATATGGCGTCTAGTGTTGGCTTGTATTACGATGCACTGCACAAAATTAACTGCTTGAAAGAAATCGGCGGTGAAGTCAACGAAAGCGAGCACATCAAAGCAATTTGGCTAGCACTCAACGCCAGTTATGCTTTAGAAGCATTCCGCTTTATGGTATCATTTGCTACAAGCCTAGCAATGGTAGAGAACAAGATTTTTATTGGCAACGGCAACATCATCAGTTTGATCTTACAAGACGAACTGCTACACAAAGGTTGGACTGCCTATTTGATCAATCAGGTAATTAAAGAAGATTCTAGATTTGTAGCGGCTGCTCGCGAGTGCGAACAAGAAGTGATCGAATTGTACAAAGGCGTTATACAAGAAGAAAAAGCGTGGGCAGATTACCTATTCCAAAAAGGGCCAGTGATTGGTCTAAATGCCAACATACTGAAAGACTTTGTAGATTATACAGCCGTGGCAGCGTTAAAAGACATTGGTATTAAATATTGGAACGCAGCGCCCAAGACTACACCGATCCCTTGGTTTAATAAACATGTAGACACAAGCAAGAAACAAACTGCACTGCAAGAAAACGAGTCGACTAACTATGTTATCGGGATCATGAGTGACAGTGTGAACTACGAAGAATTACCCGCATTATAAGGAAAAATATGGCAAAGGTACATACAGAAGTATTGATTGTAAAAATGAGTAAACTAGTTAAAGACAAAGACAGTGACTCAAATCAAATTTTAAATTCAGATACTAAAAATAATCTTGAAGTAATTGTTCAAGAGTTAGTAGGTGAAAATGTTATTGTAGAAATTGAAGAAGGAACTTAAAAATGAAAGTTGTTGTTTGGAGCAAATATCATTGCCCGTATTGTGATCAAGCCAAGGCATTATTGCAACAAAAAAATATCAAATTTGAAGAGCGTAAAATAGGTGACGGATGGACTAAAGAAGAATTATTAGAACATATTCCTTCTGCTAGAACATTACCACAAATTATGATCAATGGCGATGTCATTGGCGGATTTAATGATCTTAAAAAATTATTAGAGCATGACAGCATTGGTTATGGAAACGGAGAAATTTAATGTTATTTGAAAAATCAAAATTTGCAGTAGGTGATGTTGTATCACTCAAGATCACATCAGGCGAAGAAATAATTGGAAAATATGTCAGCGAAGACATGTCAGAATTAGTATTGGGCAAACCGTTAATGTTGGCCATGACGGCCAAAGGTCCTGCTTTTGCACCATTGATGATGACTACCGATCCAGATAAGAATTACGGTATCAACAAAAATCTAGTTATGACCAAAGGTGAAACTGCTAAAGAAGTAGCAGATCAATATACATTTCAAACCACTGGTATACAACCTGTATCAGCGGGCAGTATTGTAACAGCATAAAATCATGCCACCAGTTGCTAGAATAACAGATTCGATTGCTACAGGTCACGGATGTGACGGCACTACTACACTTACTGGACCTTCAGGTGATGTATTTGCTAATAACCTAGGCGTAGAACGTCAAGGTGATCCTACGGTGGTACACGCATTAACTGGTCGAGGATGTAGTATAAGTCATACTGCTGCTATAAATGTAGGTTCCGGAACAGTATATGTTAACAACAAACCTATTGCTCGTGTTGGCGATTCTGCAGATGCTGGATCTATAACTTCCGGCTCACCTACTGTGTTTGCTGGCGGTTGACATAGTTTTATTTTAGTATATAATACACGCATGAACATTTACTTAGATATGGACGATGTAGTTGCCGATTGGCATTCTGCTGCTCAAGAGACACTCAAATTACGTTGGGACAAAAACGGCGAACGTATTCCACAAGAAGAATGGAACAAGATAAAAGACGAATTGCATTTTTATCGCAATTTGCCTTTGATGCAGGGTGCTCATGAACTTGTGAACATGTGTAAACAATATATTGATGCTAATCCAGAATTCAACTTGCGATTTCTGACAGCATTGCCGCATGATTATTCTATGCCTATGGCTGCACAAGATAAAGTTTGGTGGGCGCATGAACATTTTCCAGGTATTCCAGTTACCATTGGCCCATTTAGTTTCGACAAGTGGCGTCACTGTAAACGTAAGGGTGATATACTGATCGATGATCGGCATAGTAATTGTCACGAATGGGAAGCCGCAGGTGGCGTAGCACATATATTCACAACTTGGGCTAACTGTAAGCCTTGGTTAGAGAAAGCATTAACTGGCAAATGAATAGTTTAGAGAAAATTTGGGCAAGAGCCACCGGCCATTTAATGGGCCAAACAGACGATGACCGTCCAGATATCCCTATACTTACTTTAAGAGAAGCACGTATAGCGTTGTTTTTAAAGACATTTTGGGTCATTATACATGTGATAACGTGTTGTTTCATTATTGCGAACACACTACGTCACTGGTAATAACTAATATAACAAACAAGGAGACCATAACATGGCAACAAACAAATATTCAGAATTCACAAAAATCGTAGAAGCAATGGAGGCAGACTTCGAAAAGTTCTATGACAAGGAAGTTGGCGCGGCCGGCACCCGTGTTCGTAAGGCTTGCCAAGACTTGGCCAAACTTTGCAAAGAAACTCGTAACGATGTTACCGCAGTTAAGAATGCACGTAAAGAAGCAACCAGCAAGTAAATAAATACTTGAAAGGATTCAAGTATGGCATATTCAGAAAAAGTTATCGACCACTACGAAAATCCACGCAACGTAGGATCATTTGAAAAAAATGATCCTAGTATCGGAACTGGTATGGTTGGTGCACCTGCCTGCGGCGATGTAATGAAATTACAGATCAAAGTAAATGATCAAACAGGTATCATTGTAGATGCACGTTTTAAAACATATGGTTGCGGAAGTGCTATTGCATCGAGTTCGTTAATAACAGAATTGGTCAAAGGTATGACCTTGGATCAAGCAAGTTCTATTAAGAATTCCGAAATCGCCGAGGAACTAGCCCTACCGCCAGTTAAGATACATTGTAGTATATTGGCAGAAGATGCCATTAAGGCGGCAGTAGATGATTACCGTAACCGACACGGCAAGTAAACGGATTAAACAAACTTTAGAACGCCGAGGTAAGGGAGTGGGTCTACGTTTGGGTGTAAGAACTACTGGCTGTAGTGGACTGGCCTATGTGTTAGAGTATGTAGATTGCCCGACTAAAGACGATCAATGTTTTGAAAGTCAAGGATGCAAGTTATTTGTTGATCCAAAAAGCCTTGCTTATATTCGGGGTGTGGAAGTAGATTGGGTTCGAAACGGGCTTAATGAAGGTTTTGAGTTTCGCAATCCAAATGAACGTGATCGTTGCGGTTGTGGTGAAAGTTTTAGAGTATGACAAAATATTGGTCTAGAGATGATACTCAATATTGGATAGCACAGATGGAAAACCGTCTGGAAGATTTAAACTATTATCTTAATCTAACTATTGAATGGGCCGAAAATCACAACGTAGTTGACCAAGAAACAATTTTCAGTTTGGGATTTGTCACAGTGCTTTGGGTGTGCCATATGAGGTCAGAAGAAGTGTCTAGACGCGAAGTTTATGAACTTTTGGGTATATCGGGTTGGGAAACAACGGAAGACTGTGTAATGGAGTTGGGAGATCAACTCAGCGACATGGATTATGAAGACATGTTAACCCTTGTAGCCAATCGATTATAATCTAAACATAGTCAAAACATAGTCAAAACTGTTGACTGATGTGAGTATTTGCGTTATAATACTCACATACTATTAAACGGAACTGATATGACTATGCATTTAGAAGGCCCGTGGCTCAGTACTACAGGCAAGAAGAAAGGCAAAAAGAAGTTTGCTTCGGCAGAACACGCAAGAAAGACTAGAGATTTGGATGCAAGTTGGAAAGAGCTCCAAAAGAAGTGGGGAATCGAAGGCGAAGAAAAGAAGCGTAAACGTGCTCTTACTGCCCCAGTAATGTTGCCCACACAACAGAGTAACTATCAACGTGATACCGGACCTAGGATTCCCAGCCTAAATGGCGGCAAAGATATGGCTCCGGCTACTCTAAAGCCTGCACAAGTATACACAGGAACCAAAGTCAAAGGTATTGCTACTATGCATAAAAGCAATGCAGTGCCAGTGTTCAGTGATGAACAAGCAGTTGATATTTCTAAAATGAGGCGTTAATATGAATCTTACAGAAGCAAGAAAATTTTTAGGAGTGTCAGTTTCTAAAACTAGATACAGCGCACGAGAAAAACGTGGCTTAGAATTTGAAATTGACATTGAATACATTATGGAATTGCTTAAAAAGCAAAATGGTAAATGTGCGTTAACTGGATGGGATCTTGAATTTACCCGAGGCGGCGTTTACGATAATGGTACTAATCCACGTGCTGCCACAATTGATAGAATTTGGAACAGCTCAGGTTATGTACGCGGCAATGTTCAAATTACTTGTTGGCAATCTAATAGAGTAAAAGGTTCAATGAGTAATGATGAATTTATCGAAATGTGTAAGAACATTACGGAAATTTCAAGATTAAAACATAGATAAGTATTTTTTTAAACAAAAAGGAGAAGAAGATGATTAAATTCATTAAGGTCTTACTTGTGTTGATAGGTCTAGCAATAGCAGGATTTATTGGATACAAAGCAATCAAGTATAAACTTGATCCAGCAAAACAGTTGACCATGTCAACTAACGTTATTACAGCAGATGTTAGAAACAAACAGTTAGAATGTCTAGCAAAAAACATTTATTTTGAAGCAGGCGGCGAATCCTTCGAAGGCAAAGTAGCAGTGGCTCAGGTCACTATCAATCGTGCAGAAAGTGGAAAATTTCCAAAAGATATCTGCCAAGTGGTCTACCAAAAGAATGTAGTCTATGAAAAAGTACTTTGTCAGTTCAGTTGGTATTGCCAGCAAGCCAGTGGCGTTAAACCAAAAAATACCGCAGTATTTCGAGAAAGTGAGTTGGTAGCACGTCAGGTACTGTTGGAAAATTTCCGACTGCCCAGTTTGAAGAATGCACTGTATTTTCATGCTACACACGTCAACCCAAAATGGAATAGAGAAAAAGTAGCCCAAATCGGTGGACACGTATTTTACAAATAAGGAAAAATCATGCAAGTTAGTTTGAGAGAATTGGTAAATTTAAAGAAAATGCGCGACAGCGTTACGGAAAATATCGGGCATTTGTCAGCAGAAACACTGGGTTGGGTCGGAGTTATACTGGTACATTTAGCCACTATTCCTACATTGATTGCAGTATTGACAGGTTTAACTGAAAAATTGCCGCCAGTTGACATGATTGCCCTAATGTGGCTGGGTCTGTTTACGTTTTTTGTGCGTTCAGTTATTGCTAAAGATTTATTGAATATCATTACTATTGGTTTTGGATTCTTTGTACAGGCAATGTTAATGGCTTTGATCATCTTTAAGTGACTAAATATTATATAAAGAGGACCAGGATATGGCATCAGGATTTCAAAACACACAAGATCAACTAACACCAAATTTTTATCGCGTCTCTATTGATGCCAGCGGCTACAGTACTACCGCTGCCGACAACAACAGTGGCGGTGTAGAAGTTGATGATTTTAATTTTTTCAGCACACTACCTACAACACTGAATAACAGTCGCCGTAGAGCACGTGGAAATTTACGTTGGCAAGCAATTATAGACGAGTTGAGTAGATTTGCTCAACCTATCATTTTAGATGTTACTAGTTTAGAAGCAGGTCCTAGTACACTAGATGTAGCAGATGATGTTACTACCAGTTTGAGTTTCACTGTTGGTTATGCTCAGGAAGAGTATGTACTAGGTGGATGGCAAAACATTATCGGTGGTGGCACATTCAGTGACGGTTCTACTACATTAACAACTAGCACATACGAAGCATTATCTGCAGCCAATTTGGCTACTGCTATGCAACACTGTATCGAAGAAGCAGT